GAGACTTATCTTATGGTCTATTCCAGATCAATATGAAAGACGACGATCCCGCTTCTCCAAACATGGGTAGAAACCGTCGTAAGCAATTTGGAATCTCAAACAACAAAGAACTATTTAACGCTAAAAAGAACGCTGCTGCAGCATTTGAAGTTTCTAATAAGGGAACTTGGTGGAAGCAGTGGGCTGCATTTACTAACGGTTCCTTTACCAAGTTCCTAGATGACGCTAATACCGCAGCTAAATCTGCAGGTGTAGGTGGAGACAATCCAGGCATGGCTATGGAAACTGTCAACAATATGCCTCAAAGCATGGGAAGAGCAGGAGGAGGCTCTGTGCATGCCACATCTAATATTAATGTTAAGGTAGATATGAACGTAAGCGTAGCTAAGCTGGGAACTTTTGAAGTACAGCGGGTAGCAAGTGAATTACGTAGCGCAATTAACAACGAACTTAAGATCAAAGGCATCGGAGGTAACTAATGTCTAAGTATTCAAATCTTTCTGGTACTGCAGATGCCTCAGCAAAATACTTCTGGACTGTTGAAGTTTGGGAAGAAATTTACGAAGGTACAGGTTTATTTAACTGGGTTAAGATTGAAAACTTTCCAAAAGGAGTTTGGAAAAACTATCGCACTCGTTGGGTAGTACGTATTTGGGAAAAGCAACAGGGAGCTAACTCAATTATTGGACCTACTAATCCAGGTAACGCTAAGCCCCTTGGCGGCGGTGACGGCGTACAAGTAGTACTTCTAAACTCATGGAAAACCTCTATGGCAAGTAAAATTGCTATAGGCTCTGTACAACAAGCTGCCGCATACGGTGTGGTAAATCAACTTAGCTATATGGTGGATTCTTATCCTGAAGGCTGGAGAACTCCAAAGATTGCTTCTGTATTTCCGTACTCAAATGATGAGGCAAGAAATACTGGTGAAGGAAGCACCAAAGAACTTTTCTACTTTGATATTGATGCAAAAGTAGATAACGTAACAGTAAGCCCAAAGATACTTGTTACTATTGACGATAAAGAAGTTTTGCCATACAACATGGATGTCCCTGACATTACATTTACAGCCGCAAAAAAGAACCCATCTATTCCATTGTCCGTTAAAAAAGCAGCCTACGCTGACTGGCTTATTACCTTAGATCAATGCGTTAAGCCTAATCGATGGGTTGCAGTAGTACCTAGCAACAAGCAACCAAACGCAGATGGAACTATGGGTACCACTGGTGAAATAAACCCAGACCTGTTGCATTGGTATATAAACTTTTTTAAGTTAGATGGTTCAGGCAAACCTGAAACTCAGTATGTAGGTTACGACTATAAAGCATCTACTGGTAAAAAAGTTCCAGCTATTTATGGAAAAGACAAAGTAGATAGCTTTAAACAAGCATGCAACATCTTGTTTGAGTACAAAACCAGCACTTGCGGAACGCCTCAAGATAACGGAAGTAATGAAGCCCCAGACACTTCATCTTCTAAACCTATTGAGATAGATCAGTCAAACCGTACTAACCCTCCTAACCACTACGTTACTAGAGACGTAAGTTATTTTAACAAGGTCAAAGATAGAATTCAAAAAGATCTAGGCAAGCCTAGAGCTTCTTCTGAGTACATTATTGCTTACGACAAGATTGATTTACTTAACGCTGAGGTAACTAAAGCTGGACGTCTCGGCATGATCTTTCAAGACAAAGCCTCAGCTGAGGCTTTAAATGGCGCAGGCAATGCTGCCAAACCTTGGGGTTTTAGGTTTGCCTACAACCCTACAACGGTTTCTTATAGCACTGCAATGGACACCTCTATTGACTGGATGTTAGCTGATAAGGACCCAGCTAACTACATTGGTGGAAACGTTTCTATTGGTTTTACTCTTTACCTAAACCGCATGCCAGATATGACTGAGCTTGCAGGTATGAAGGGCAAGTCGGGAACCTATGGAAAGAATTATCCAAGAGAGCTTAGAGAAGAAGAGATTCAAGGAATCTTAAATAGAGGTACTGAATACGACATTGAGTTCTTGTATAGAGTGCTAAATGGAGAACCACGACCTAGTGAAAACACTTTGTTGACTTATACAGTAGCTGGAAAGCCAGCCGTAACATCTGACTTTGGATACATTACTGGTACACCGGTTTGGTTAAAGATCCACAACAACCTTCGCTATAAAGGATCTGTCGCATCTCTTTCCGTTAACCACGTAATCTTTAATGAGCTTATGGTTCCTATGTTTTCTACGGTTGATGTGACAATGCTACGTTACCCAGTAATTAGCGAACTCAACGAGGAACGTCAGAAGAAGTTCTCTGAACAAAAGGTAAAGTATCAAGCATCAACAGATAAGACAGCAGGGGATAACTCATGAGTAATATAACTAGAACCTCTCGTTACTTTGAAGGACCTCTTGCACAGATCCCAAACAAAACTACTGGGGATTACGACATTGCTGTATACAGGGACTTTGCTCCTGTGGGCGAAGTTACATTCCTAACCCATGTGTGGGTTTACGGAGATAACTTGTCCTCTCTTGCAAAGACATACTTGCTCAGTCCACTCTTGTGGTGGCGCATTATGGAGATCAACCCTGAGATTACAGACCCCTTCCTTATCGAACCCGGTACAGAGATAAGAGTCCCATATGTCAGTAGATAACCTATACACCGTTTCTGAAAACTACGCTAAGGAATCTACTGGCTCTGCTTATAGATCCGACTTTAGTGTTTCTTTTCCTAAGACACCTAACTTTGAGCTAATGCTTATTGGAGCAGAACTGCACCAAGAAATTGAGACACACGATGTTCTTATCTTAACGTTTAAAGGTAAGCCAAGAAAAGAAGATACATCTATTGTTTCTGGAGACCCTGTTAAGTTCGACTATAGCAGCGGGGCTACTAAATCTACCTTTGAAGGTTACGTATATGAGATCGACCCCGCCTCAACAATGATGGCGCATGTAACTCAGATCTGGTGTGCGTCTGCATCCTCTGTATTAAAAGACAGTACTCAAGAGATCTACAAGAAGGTGACTGCTGACCAGGTAATAGCAAAGATTGCTAAGCGTCAAGGGTTAAAAGCTGTCAGTCAAAGACACCCTCGTTTGAGAGAGACTATCGTTCAAGCTGGACAAACAGATTGGCAGCTGCTTCGCAGACTTGCTAAACAAACAGGGTTTGCTCTTAAAGCCGAAAACACAACTATCTTTTTTATGTCTAAGAATAAGATCTTTCAAGATAAAAAAGACAAAGCACCATACTTTAAATACAAAGATGGAATCACTAAACAACAGCGTTCTGTAGGAACCTGCCTAGAATTTAAACCTGTAGTTTCAGATGATGCTATTGAGCTAGGCGTACGTGTAGATCGCGTCATGAGCGGAATCAGTGGAACATCTGGCGGTTCTATCACTACAACACATCCAAATAAAGTTTTTGATACTGCTCAAAGCCGAGGAAAAGTTGTTCCGAACCAGGAGTACTTTGATGACATCTAGATTTTCAAAAGTAAGCTCTAGCAGCAAACCTAAAGCAAAGTACAAGCGCCACCATGTTCACGAGGTTACCACTAGCCTTACCGAATCAAAGTTTATTGCCAGCGACTTGGCTGACGCTAAACGGTATGCGTATAGAGCCAAGGCTGTGCTTGTTGGAGAAGCTAGCGTTAAACCTTACGAACCTATCTACTTAGATGGTTTGCCAAATGGCATGTCGGGTTACTGGACAGTATTAAAGGTTACCCATATCTTTGGCGGAACCCAGGCCAACTACATGCTTGAGGTAGAGCTAGGCACAGATGTATTAGGGGACACAAACCCAAACGCAGCAAATGCTTCTGATACCCGAGATGTAAACGCAGAGATCGCTGGTCAAACCGTTGAGCCGTCTCCATCTATCCTTGTAGACTATGCCTTCTCAGTTAACAACAAGCAGCTGTACACACCGCCTATTAAGTCTGTTAATATTAAAAAAACAGCGACGGCAGTAACTCCGGACCCTACGTCCCCTAACCTTTATCAAGATGACATCCCAGACTTCTCAGCTGTTAAAAGAACCACAGCTTGGACTGCAACGAAAGGTAATCAGATCCTATGACAGATTACAATGCAGCCACCCAAGATTTAAACTACATGGTAGACCCACTGGGTCGTGTTCGTTTCTTTGGTATCTATAGCGCCAAGGTTGTGGATAACAAAGACCCTCTAAAGAAGGGTCGAGTAACCTTACAAATCTTGCAGCCTACCGGAACCTCAACTACAGGTTGGGCTTCACCATGTCTAGGTGCTATGTCACAAACTGGGTTTCCTTACGGCACTTTTACTACTACCGCTAACCAAACAGTAGCCGGAGCTAATACCGCTACAGTTGTTAACTCTAGTTTTGCAACTCAAGATGCAAATAGGATGTCTATTGCAAATGGAAAAATTACTGTAGAAGAGACCGGCGATTACTTTGTTATGTTTTCTGCTGTATTTACAAAGTCTAATTCCAACACCACCACCGCAGATTTATGGCTTAGAAAAAATGGGGTAAATATCCCAGAAAGCAATACCAGAGTACTTATATCTGGTAACAACGGGGAAACCGTTATGGTCGCAAACTTTATCCTAGACTTGAACGCCAAAGACTATATCGAGTTTGTTTTTTCTTCTCCGGATGCTAATACAAAGCTTACTTACCATGCCGCTTCTTCAAACCCCACACGCCCTGCTGTTCCTGGAATGATTGCTACGATCAACCTAGTAGGCAAGTTCATTCCAAGACCAGGTACTAAAGTGTGGGCTATGTTTGAAGCCGGAGATCCTGAATACCCTGTATGGATTGGAGTCCAATAATGAGAGCCATCAACTTTCCCTTTACCCTAAACCCTTTTGGTAAAGTCGAATCAGTCACTACTGAATCTAAGATTTACTTGGATCGACTACTAACTCTTCTCTCAACCCAGGTTGGTCAGCGCCCTATGCTTCCCGAGTACGGAACAGACATAGCCAGAGCCTTGTTTGAGAACGAAGAAGACTTCTTTTTGGCAGCCAGAACTGCCATTACAGACGCTGTATCTACCTGGCTTCCTGAGCTTCGGATCGACAAGCTAGAGTTAGAGCAATTAGACGAGCAAGGTTTTGCCAACATCAAGGTGATTGTTGAGCTTCCAGACGCTAAAATAACCTCTATAACAGTTAACACAGCAATCTTTGGGGCCAACGGAATGATAGAAAGAGCGGGAGCATAATGCAGATCGACTATACCTCACGAGACTATGAAGGTTTAAAAGCCGACCTCATAAACTTAATCAATACCCGCACAGGGTTTCAGTGGGAGGCCAATGACCCATCTGATCTAGGCTCCGTAATGGTCGAATCATTTGCCTACATGGGTGACATCATGTCGTACTACCTAGACCGTGTAGCTAATGAGACATCTATTGATACCGCAATTAAGACAGAAACTCTTCTACGTTTTGCCGAGCTATACGGGTACAAGCCTTCTGGCCCTACTCCAGCTCAAGTATCTATTACCTTTACAAATAACAGTGACGCAAACGTGGACTTGCCTATCGGTACACAAGTTATGGCGCCATTGACTTACGGTGACTACACAGAAATTTACTTTGAAACAACTCAAGCAGTAACACAGTTGCAGCCAACCCAGTCTATTTCTGTAACAGCGCGAGAAGGAAAAACAGCTAACACAGATCGTCCAGACTTGATTAGCCCTACAACCTATAAGCCACTTCCTGTTAGCCTAGGAAGTTCTGATGGAACTGCTAACCAAGAGTTTCAAATTTTTGACGTAGGTATTGTAGACAACAGCCTTGTAGTATACGTAGGTCAGGGTGTTGCGTTTTCTCCATGGAAATACGTAGACAGCCTTGTAAACTCTGGACCAAATGATCTGGTATTTACTACCCGTCTAAATGCGGACGGAACTACCTCTATCATCTTTGGTGATGGTGTTAACGGATATGTTCCTCCAGTAAACCAGCTTGTCAGCGCATTGTACAAAACAAGTGTGGGTATTGCAGGCAACATTGTTTCTAACGCCGTTCAGGAAATTACTTTTATTCCTGGAAACGGAAACCCTGAAGTACCATCCCTTGTAACAGCTACCAATGAGGCAGATTCATTTGGCGGTGCTAACGGAGATTCGTCAACCCAACTTCGAAAGAAAATTAAAGCGGCTATCGTTGCACGAAAGCGTGCAGTAACCTTAGCTGACTACGAGTATTTAACATTGCAGGTATCTCAAGTAGGTAAAGCAAAAGCTGTAGGAAGCGTGTACAGCAACATCACGGTGTACGTGCAATCACAGGATGACGGATCTACAACTCCAGGTATTGCAGCTGGGTCTCCAACAAGTGCTTGGACAGTTTTATCTGGGGAAGTATCGACGTACCTTGCAGATAAAATTCCTGTAGGAACTACTGTCACAGTTCAGTACCCAACCTATACGCCTCTGTATTTATCTATGAATTTAAACGTAGAGTCTGCGTACAGACAAGCGGCAGTAAAGCTAGCTATCTCTAAAGCCTTGCTAAACACTGGTGGGCTATTCTCATATGAGAACAATTCTTTTGGAAGATCAATCCCGGTATCATCTGTAATCTCAACCATCGCTCAAGTAGAAGGCGTGGCTTCTGTTGAACTTACTAAGTTCAATACAACTAATGCGTCTTCTGTCGGTACAATCTCTCTAAGCCCAAATCAGGTTGGATACTTGTTGCCTGCCAACTTAGTATTTACCGTAACCGGCGGAATCGCCTAGAAGAGGAAGTCAAATGCCAGCCTTTTTTCCCAACTCCGTTCGTCCCTTTACAGCAAAGGTAGACCTACAGGACACTATCGTTGCAGACCATATCAATGCTTTGCAGGATGAGGTTC